CGGCCCGTCCGCGCCCTTGTACTGGCCGCCCGTGAAGATGGCCTTGAGGAAGTCCCAGGTCTCCTGCGCCTGCGTCTTGATGAACGCCATGGCGTTGGCGAAGGCGGTCTTCATGCCGGACCACACACCCGACCAGTCGGTCGCCCCGAACAAGCCGAAAATCGCGTCGCGACCTGCGGTCTTGAGGTTGCCGAAAAAGGTCTGCGTGTTGGTCCAAGCATTCGACCAGGTGTCCTTGCCCGTCATGGCGCCCCAGATGCTGGTCAGCATCTCGTTGCCGCCGAGCCGATCGAACCCGGCCTTCACCGCGCCGATGCCGGACTTGACAGCATCGATCCCGGCCTTGGCCTTGGCGACCAGGGTGTCGTAAATCGGGTATTTGGCGGCGAACGTCGACCAGGTCTCGCCGATCCAGGCCTTGAGGCTGGAGGCTTGTGCCGACAGCCAGGACATGGCCGTCGAGCCTGCGTCCTTCAGACCCTCGAAGGCCCATTCCAGCCAGCCGCGCACAGTCATGCCGACAGTCTGTGCCTTGGCCTTGATGGCATCGAGGCCAGCGTAAGTTGTGGCCGTCGGGTCGATGATCTTGGTGCCATCAGCCGACAGCTTGCCGTCCTTGCGGAGCAGGCCGTCGATCAGTGCCTTGGTTTTCTGGTCGACCGTGATCGGGATTTCCTCGCCGGGTTTGAGGCCCAACTCGGAGGCGTGCTCGGTCTTGAGCCCGCGCAACCCGCGCACCGTCGCTTCATCGAAGACGCCTGTCTGGCCGACTTCGATGCCGAGCGCCCGCAGCGATCGCTGCAAGGCGTTGACGGGGCCGTCGGCGGTCTTGTCGGTGTCGCCTGGCCGGGCGTTGTCATTGACGCCGATCTTGCGGCCCGTCGAGGACTCGATCAGAGCCCCCGGCGAGAAGAAGTCAGCAAGCGAGCGCATGGCGCGGTTGCCCGCCCCAAGAATGCCTGTGCCATCGCCGATGCTCGAAGTCAGTGTCGAGACCCAATCGATGATCGGCTGCACCAGGCCGGAGAGGCCGGAGAAGAACCCGCTGATCATCGTGCCGATGGTGGCGAACATGCCTTGGCCGCCATCCGGCATGGCAGCCGCCACGCCGAAGGCGATCGCTGACAGGATCGGCGTGAACAGCAGCACCCACTTGGCGACCTTCCACAAGCCGCCAACGGCGGAGCCGATCACGCCCCGGCCATCAGCGATGCGGCCGAAGATGCCGGGCATCGCCTCGACACCCTTGAAGCCCGCGAGTTTGGCGCCTGCGGCCAGGACGGCCGTCAGGCCTGAGATCAAAGGCGTTGCCAGGACACCCATGACGGAGGCGGCCAGAACCTTCTGACGCGCCGTCATGGCGGTGCCGGGTCCGCCTTCCTCGTAGACGAGATGGCCCTTGTCGTCCTTGACGGGGTGCATCACCCCGTCCTTGCCCATGGCTTCCTTGACCTTCCAGCCTCGGAACCAGTCCGAGGCCTGGCCGAGAAAGGTCGAGAACGAGTGGATCTTCTTCTGGATCGGCACGTCGAACGGCTCAGTGAACACCATGCCGAACTCGGTCGCGGTGTTCTTCAGGATCGCCATCTGCTTGACGATCGACTGCTTGAAGAACTCGGCGCGGTCCATCATGTAGTTGTGCCACACCAGCACGTCGTTGCCGGACCTGTCCTTCTCATACATCAGGTTGCCAGCAGCATCCTTCTTGTGGACGACGTTGCCTTTGTCGTCCTTCTCGTAGATCGCCTTCTTCTCCATGCCCGCCATGTGCATCTTGAGCACGTTGGGCCAGGCTTCGGCGAGCGAGGCGATGTGGCGGACCTGGGCGGCGCCGAGGATCGATTGCAACTTGCCCGCCTGGTTGAAGCTGAGGCCGCCTTCGCCGTGCTGGCCCTTCTTGCTTTCGACCTCGTTGGCGATCTCGGCCAGCGTGCTGGCGACCCCATCGGGACCGACGAGACGGGAGATCATCGCCTTCAGCTTGTCGGTGACGACGAAGTCGCCCGTGAGATTGCCCTTGGCGTCTTTGGTCGAGCTCTCGCGCACTTCCTTCAGGATGTCGGCCGGGCTGCCCATCAGCTTCTTGGCGATGGCGGCGGCCTTGCTTTCGGCGAGAACGGAGCCGAGATGCGGGCTCGCCTTCGTCGTCGTGCCGCGCATCATCGCCTGGTAGCCTGGATCATCGCCGATGATGGCGCGCAGGTCGAGATGATCCTGCTCGGTCATGCCGGACTTGGCGAGGCGCTTGGAGGTCTCGTCGACCTTGGTCGAGTGCAGGTCGCTCAGGACCTGCTGCGCCAACTGATTGTCGGAGCCAGACGAGCGCACACGGTCCATGAAGCGCGAGAACCAGCCCCAGGCATCCTTGTTGATCTCGTTGTAGGCCTCTTCGTGGCTCTGCCCGGTGAAGCTCGTGAAGGCGGTGTTGGCCTTCGAGCCGCCTTTGCCGCGCTCATTCTTCAGGTAGGTCAGGATGTAACTCATGTTCGTCGCGGCCGACGAGGGGTCGATGCCGCGCGAGATGAGGCCTGCCAGGATATCGACGGACTGGTTCGGGTTGAAGCCGAACATCTTGAAGGCGGCAGCGCCTTCGGTCAGCGAGTCGACCATGGCGCCCGGCTTGAACTTGTAGCGGTGCGACATGTAGGTGATGTAGTCGGAGAGCTTGCCGACCTCGCTGAACGGCATGTGGAAGATGTTGCGGATGTTCGCCATCTTGTCGGAGGCGAGATCAGGGTCGACGCCCCAGGTCATGGCGGAGTTTTCCACCATGTTGACCCACTTCACGAGTTCGCCGATCGCCTTGGTCTGACGGGTGCCTTCGGGCAAGGCCATCCACTCGGTCAGCTCGTTGCCCTTGAGGCCTTGCCCCTTCATGACGTCTTCGTAGATGCCCATGCGGGCGGCTTTTTCAGCGGCGTGGGCGGACTGCTCGGCGGTGAAGATGTTGTGGCGGCTGATCTGGAGAAACAGGTCCTTCAGGTACTTCTGCGAGAAGTCGCCCTGGGCGTCGTCCTTGGCGCCATAGATCATGGCGACCTTGCGGATGCTGTCCTGGAGACTGAATTCGCTGTGCAAGGGCACGCCGATCGTGCCTGCGGTGGCGAGCGCCCGGCCGAGCAGGCCGCCCTTGGCGTCCTGGTACTGCTGGCGGGCCGCCGCCATCGGGTTTTCGCGCTGGTTCTGGAGGCGGGCCTGGTTGTCGCGCTGGCTCTCGTTGTGGATGCGGGTCGACAGGTTCTGCAAGTTGGCGCGCTGCTCGGCGGCGAATTCGCGCGCGGCGCTGCGCATGCGGTTGATGCTGTTGACGAACGGCTGTTCCATGCCGGACTGGAACTGGCCCGCCGCATTGCGCGGCACCAGGTCCATGTTCTTGATCTCGTCGGCCTTGGCCTTCATGGAGCGGATCGACTGCTCCATGCCCTTCATGCCGTCGGTGACGCGCTTGAGGCCGCCCGTCATCTGGTCGACCAGTTTCAGATGGACAGACACGTCCATGGTCTTCGCAGCCATCGGGCGACCTCTTCGCGTTGCAGTTAACTGGGGGTGATCAGGTGGTCGGGGATCTCAAGCGCGGGCCGGATTTTGTTGCCGTCGTCCGAGCCGCGCGTGCTGTCCTCCTGCGCCTTCTTCATCTGCTCGCCCTCGAGGCGGGCGCGATCGCGCGCCTCCTCGTGGTACATGACGAGCTCGTCCCAGCTCAGCTCGTGGAGGTCTCTTGGGCTCCATCCCCATCGCTCGGCGACGTCACCGACGATTGTACGGAGGTGGGCTGGGGTTTGCCCCGAAGGGCCTGTGGGAAAAAATCCTGCACCGCATCCATCAGGCGCATGCCGTCGAACAGGTCGAGGCCGTCGATTGGATCGTTGAGGATAGCGGGTTGCACGCCGCATACGACCGCCATCATGGCGACGTTCTCGGTGATGCGCTTCTGCTGCACGGCCGGGTTGGACAAGGCCTTCTCGAACTCGGGCCAGGTCGGACGGCGCAGGAACAGGGTCTCGTAGACCTTGCCCGCGATCACGATCGGCACCTCGAGCTTGAATTCGACCTTGCGCGCGCGGATGGCGCGGGCACGCGCAATCGCCTCGGCGATGTCTTCAGCCGAGTCGGTGACGACCGACAGCGCCGGGACGGGCTGCGCCGACGGCATGCGCGGCGGACGGATATCGCCCTGCGGCGCCTGGGAAGGGGCCTGGAGGCCAGGGATCGGTCCTGGGGGGCCAAGGTCAGTCGGATCGGAGATGCCTGCCAGCGGCGATCCAGGCGCACCCTGGAGGGTGCGGCCTGGGATGGGCTGGCGCGGGCGGGTGCCCGGCTGGAAGGTGGCGGAGGCTGCGGGGTCGAGCGTCGTTTGGTCGGCCATGAGAGAGTATCCTTTGCGGTTGATTGGGTCAGCCCGTGTCAAGACGACAAGACCCCGGCCTTGCGGGCCGGGGTCAGGGCGTCACGCCGGACGTCATTGGGTCGGAAGACCGGGTCAGTTGTTCGAGGTGCCGATGCCGAGGTTGATGCGGTGCGCCTCGAGCTGATCGCGGCCGTTGATGCGGCGGATGAAGTTGAGCGGATCGATGTAGACCAGCTCGACCTCGCCATGGATCAGCTCGTAGAAGTCGACGGCGCAGGTGATGGACAGATCGGCCTTGTCGCCGGGCTTCCAGTTGCCGTTTTCGATCTTCTTGATGCGGGCATCCATCTTTGCCTGCACGCCGACGATCTCGCCGGAGTAGCCCTCGAGCGAGCCCCGGAAGGTCAGGCGCGAAATCTTGTTGGGGCCGAGCAGGGAGAAGCGCGTGTAGGCCATCTTGTCGAAGGTATGGAGCTTGAACTTGGCCTCCATCGCCTTCATGCCGAGGTCGATCTCGAGGGGCATGTCCATGCCGCCGCCCCGGAACTCTTCGGTCTTGGCTTCGAGGTTGGGGAGTTCGCATTCCGCGCCCTCGCCGAGATAGCCGACCCCTTCGAGGTAGACGGCGAAATAACGCATGATCTGTTCGAGCTGAGCCATGAGGCCCTCCTAGTCGATGGTGTTTGAGTGGACAGGGTGCGCCGGGACGCCCTGAGGCTCTCCCGGCGACTAGGACGATCAGGTGATGACGGTCGCGCCAGCCTGGGTCTGCTGGTAGATCGCACCGGAGATCGCGAGCTCGCTCTGGATCTGGTCGAGGAGCACGTTGTAGTAGAGCGACTGGCGTGCCGCGTAGAACGACAGGCGCTCGATGGGTGCGGGCGGCTCGAAGTCGAACGAGATCGCCAGCTTGCCCGCCAGGAGCTGATCACGGCTGTTGAGACCGTTGTCGATCCAGGCTTTGCCGCCGAGCGTCGCCCCGCGCCGCTTGAGCGTGCGCAGGTAGTAGTTGACCGTCTCGACGCCATCGACGACGCGCTGGGCCGACAGCGGTTTGTCCATGATCCACAGGAAGCCTTCGATGATGCTTTCGTAGATCATGTCGGCGGTGCGCCGCACGCTCATGAAGGCCCACAGTGGATCGGTCGCGCACGAGCGCAGGCCCCAGAAGCGGAAGCCTCCCTGCGAGGCCGAGTCGATGCGCACCACCGGAGTGACCTCGTTGGCGTTGAGGTAGTTGCTCTCGGTGTCGGGGTTCTCGAGTTCCCAGGCGACGGGGCGGGAGGTGCCGCCGACCATCGGCAAGGGCTGGTTCGAGAACGGGTGCCAGAAGCCCTTGGTGTTGTCGATCAGGCATTGCATGCCAGCCGCGATCGCCGACGGCGGACGCGGCACATACGTGTTGAGCGTGCGCGACCACACCAGCGGGTAGGGGTCGAGCACCATCAGGCGATCCGAGGCGAAGTCGGTGCGGAACGTCACTGCCGTTTCGTTGGAGATGTTCGGCCCGTCGATCAGGGCGATCGCGCGCAGGCGTGGCGCCACCGCTTCAAGCGCCTTGGCGACCGGGTTGGCAGCGACGCCGAGCACGGCCGAGAGAACGGCCTGGCGGCCACCCGCTTGCGGTGCAGGCGCATTGATCTGCATCTGCGTGTAGCGATGGCCGGGGTTGGTCACCACTACGGCTTCGATGCCCGCATTGGTGATGGTGCCCTTGGCGGCAGCGCCGACACCGTCTCCGGTGATGACGAGATCGACCAGGCCGGACACAGCCACGTAGCCAGTGCCGCTGTCGTTGATGACGCCACGCTGGAGGCCATCGGTCGGACGCTCGCCCGTGAAGCCCGGTGCGATCAGAATGCGCGGCTTGACGTGCACCTGGCCGTTGGAGCGCAGGAAGGCCCACACGCCCGTCTTGGTGATCGGATCGCCCATGACGTTGGTCATGGTCTCGGAGGTGGTATTGCCTTGGGGTACGCGCACGACGACGACGGTCGCGCCGACGATGGAGAAGATATCCATCAGGGCATCCCGCAGCGTGCCGCCAGCCCCGAGCAGGGCCGCCTTGCGCTGGTCGCCGAGAAACAGGATCGGCTCGTTGTAGGGGAACAGGTCCGGGTCCGCGTTGGGCGCGGTCCCGACGACACCGATGATCGAAGACTTGACGGTCTGCACGGGGCGGATGCCGTCGTCGACTTCGATGATTTCGATGCCGTGAAGGTACTGAAGAGAAGCAGCCATATCAGCGTCCTCTGGTTTGGGGTGGGGCCT